ACATATGGATGGAGTTTCCATGAAATTGTATACAAGAGGAGAATGGGCAAGACCAGAGATCAGAAAACCAGAAGTAAGTACAATGATGGGTTGATTGGATGGAGGAAGTTGCCTATTAGAGCGCAAGAAACACTATATCAGTGGGAATACGATGACGAGGACAACTTAATTGCTATGACACAGCTACCGCCTCCGAATTACGGTCTGATTACAATTCCTATGGATAAAGCAATGCTGTTCCGAACAAAAAGCCGGAAGGGGAATCCGGAAGGACGCAGCATTTTAAGAAACGCCTACCGGTCCTGGTATTTTAAGAGAAGGATCCAAGAATATGAGGGAATCGGAATAGAAAGGGATTTAGCTGGATTGCCCGTATTCACAGCACCAGAAGATATTGCTATATGGGATGAAGATGATCCGGATATGGTAAAACTGAGAACCGGCATGGAAGCGATGGTTCAGAAAATCAGAGTAGATGAATTGGCTGGCATCGTAAAGCCGCATGGATTTGAATTTGAATTGCTCAATTCCGGAGGAAGTAAGCAGTTCGATACGAACGCTATCATTCAGAGGTATGATACCGGTATGGCAATGACTGTACTTGCAGACTTCATTTTTCTAGGGCATCAACAGGTCGGAAGTTTTGCTCTCAGCTCTGATAAAACAGAGCTTTTTTCAATGGCGATTGGCGCATATCTGGACATCATATGTGAAACTTTCAATAGTCAGGGGATTCCTCAGCTCATAGATGTTAATGGAAGTCACTTTGACGGAATTACCGATTATCCAAAGTTGGCTCATGGTGATATTGAAAATGCAGATATTCAGAAGTTGGCTGCCTACATTAAGGATATGACTGGCGTAGGAATTTTAGTTCCGGATGATGGTTTAGAAGATTATGTCCGAGAAGCAGCCGGACTTCCAGAAAGAACATCTGACACACGAACTATTGACGATAAGAGAGTGAAACAGCAAAACCAAAATGAACCTCCAGATTTGGGATTAGAGGAAGAAGAGGAGGAGCTGCCGGAAGAAACCATTAAGTCTGCAAAAACACGGCTGGGGAGGGACGGATAATGTTTCTCTTCAAGAAGGTAAAAGGAAAAAGGCGGCTGAAAACACAAGCCAGTTTAGAAGTTCTGAGCCGATTAAATAATTATCTGGATGAAAATGTGGAAGAACCGGTAGAGTTTTTAGTTGGATTCTGGAAAGACCAAGAGGATGCCTTTACTTATAAAGAAATCAGACAGGCAATTCTGGACGGGGCAATATCAGAAGAAACTATGCGGCTATGGATGCAGGATTATTCCATACTGGTAGCTGAAAAAATGTATCCGGTATGGGAAAAAGCGCTGGCGGCTGGTCCGTTCGGGCAACCGATCATGGATGCCTTTGCGGATGAATTTGTGTTTAATACACATACGGCTTCTGTTCTTTCGTGGATAAACGAGCGAGGCGCCGATTTCATTACTGCGGTTACTCAGGAACAGAAGAAAGCAATCAAAGCTATGCTGACACGCCATGTAGACGGAACATACACAGTAGATGAACTGTCCAGAGTGATACGCCCATGTATAGGATTGACAGAATCCCAGGCGAAAGCAAATTTCAGGTACTATGACAGTGTAAAGGCGAAGCTGCTGGAACAACATCCGAAGATGAAGCCGGAAAATGCCAGAAAAAAAGCCAGAGAAGCGGCAATGAAATATGCGGAAAAGCAACATAGGCAGCGAGCATATGACATTGCTCAGACAGAAATGGCGTTTGCCTATAACAAAGGAGCCGATGAAGGGATAAGACAGGCACAAAGCCAGAATCTTCTCGGCGTGATGGAAAAAAGGTGGAGTACATCCGGAGATTCCAATGTGTGTGATATATGCAGGGCGTTGGATGGGACGCAGATACCAATGGATGATGAATTTGACTTCAAAGGCAAGATTTTATTTGCCGGTCAGAAAAGAACGCCTCCGGCACATCCAAAATGCGCTTGCGCTGTTCTTTACATCGAAGTATCTCCGCCGGTGTTCAAAGAAGGAAGGAGTGGTTAAAATGCTTGTATTTGGCGATATGGTTCATACTGAAATAAAATCTCCTGGAAGTAAAACAAATCGAACCCAGAGCGAATCAGAGGTTCACAAGAGGAGTCTAAAAGGTAAATTCAAAATACACAAGTCAGACGATGATGAAATGCTGGCGTTCGGGTGGGCTAATGTGGCTATCACAGAAAACGGAGAGCAGATTTCAGATTTGCAGGAGGATATGGTAGATCCGGAAGTATTGGAACAGGCAGCATACCAGTTCGTAGAACTCTACCGTGAAGGCGGAGAGATGCACGAAAGAGGCGGATGCGCTGTTTTGGTAGAAAGCATTATGTTCACGAAAGAAAAGATGGCTGTCATGGGCATTCCTGAAGGAACATTACCGGAGGGATGGTGGATTGGATTCCGTGTTACTGATCCTGATGTGTGGGATAAAGTAAAATCCGGAGAATACCCAATGTTCTCCATAGAAGGAGAGGCAGTCAGAGAGGAAGTAGAGGAAACAGAAGAATGATAATCCATCAGACACCCGAAAAGGTGTCTTTTGTATTATAAAAATCCAAGAAAGGAGGAAGCGGAGAAGTGGCAACAAAATTAAAAGATTTGAAGATTACGAAGGTGGATTTTGTGGACAAGGGTGCGAATCCAAAGGCGAACATCATGCTGTATAAGAATGAGAGTGGTAAGCCAGGAGGAGAACCTTCACATGAAGAACATCCGAAGCATGAAAATGTTTTGAAAAGATTCGTTGCTGCTATTGGGAAAATTGCAGGAATGAAGCCGGAAGAAATAGATGCCACCGTTGAAGTGATTGAGAAGGGCGGAGCAGAAACATTCGGTGAGAAGCTGGCAGAGCGTAAGATGCGGCAGATCAACGATGAAATCTGGGATATGTGTTACGCTTTGCAATCCTCTCTTTGCTCCATTATTTGTGATGATGAGGCAAGAGATAATGCACAGGAGCTTATGCAGACGAGCCTGGAACAGTTTTCAGAAACAATGACATCAGCAATTTCTCAGTGGGCATCGGGGACCACAGCCAGCGTAATCAAAAAGTCATCCGAACCGGCTTCAGAAGAGGCTGTTAAATTCATGCGATACAGTAAAGAGCGCATTGAAGAAATGATTGCAAAAGCTGAAGGCGGAGAAGATGGGGTAACAAACAATGCTGCAAGCAGCATTGAAAAAGGCAATGTAGCGAAAGGAGAAGAAGAGACTATGATCGACAAGAGTTTACTGACACCGGCAGAACTTGCATTTTTTGAGGACATCGAAAAAAGATGCAGCGTAGCACCGGGCGAGGTAGAAAAGGCTGACACAAAAGGAAAGGCAACCGAAGAAGAGGAGGAAGAGGATGAAGGTGGAAAAGGCAAAAAGCCTGGCGTAAAGAAATCAGCATCTCCGCAGGAAGATATTTATGCTGGTCTTCATCCGATAGTAGCGGCTGAATTACAGCGTTTACAGAAGAGAGCAGATGAAGCAGATGAAAAAGAACTGATGGATGTAGCCAAGCGCTATGAAATTATCGGAAAGAAACCGGAGGAACTGGTTCCTGTTCTGAAGAGCCTGAAAAATGCTGGCGGGAGTGCATACGCAGATATGATTAACATTCTGGATGCTTCAGTAGAGGCAGTGAACAAATCCAGTATGTTTACTGAAATCGGAAAGAGTGGCGGATACGGTGGTGAAACAGATGCCTGGTCCAAGATTGAGAAGAAGGCAGATGAAATTCAGGCGGCGAGTCCTACCATGAGCAGAACGGCTGCTATTGATATGGCTTGCCAGCAGAACCCGCAGCTTGTACATGAGTATGAAAATGGAATTTAAGGAGGGAAAAAGATATGGCAACTTATCTCGGAACTACAATCAATGAAAGCCCTACTATCGTAGTGACCGCTGGTGCAGACATTAAAGCTGCTCAGGGAAAGGCTGTAATGCTTACAAAGGGAAAGGCGACCACGCCGACTGCCGGTGCAAATGTAATCGGAATCATTCCGCTGTCTGAGGACGAAGAAATCAAGAATGGATCAGACTTCACAGTTCAGGTAAAAGACATTGGAGCATGGGTAGCCAGTGAAAAAATCGAGGTTGGAGATGAATTGACAACCGATGCAAACGGATGTGCAGCAAAAGTCCAGAACGGTAACTTTATTACAGCTATTGCTCTGACAGCAGCAGAAAAGGCTGGAACAATTATCAGAGTTCAGCTTATCAAGGCTGGATATAAGCCAACAGCATAAGGAGGAAAAAGATTATGGGAAACAAACAGGTAACAAACGGTGATATTCAGGCGAGAATCATGAAAGGATGGAAGCCGAATAGATACCTTAGCAATATGAGCATGGCATACTTTGCAAATCCGGGCGATTGGGTAGCAACTAAGCTGTTTCCAATTTGCCCGGTATCTCTTACAACGAGTTTTTATTACACCTTTGCGAAAGGCGACCTTGCTAGAGACAATGTTCAGAGAAAACCGGCATACGGCAAAGCAAATCCGGCAGTAATGGGCCACACCGACAATACCTACAAGTGTGAGGTGGATCAGATTATTGTGGGAATCGACCAGATTGGAACGCTGGACTTCCAGAGAAGCAATTCTCCGGCATCCATTGATCCACGCCGTTCCAAAGTAAGATTTACCGCTGAACAGATGAACCTTCATCTGGATGTTCAGTTCGCAAAAAATTTCTTCCATGAAGGTGTATGGGAAAACGAATTTGAAGGTGTAGATGGTTCTCCTAGTGGAAATCAGTTCCTGAAGTTCAACGATGCAAACTTTGATCCGGTGCATTTCTTTAATGCTCGCCGCAGAGAGATCAAGCTCAGCGGTAGAAGAGAGCCGAATAAACTGGCACTTGGATATGATGCGTATATCGCATTGACTGAACATCCGGACATTCTGGAGCGTGTGAAGTACACTGGCTCAACTGCAAATCCGGCAATCGTAACCAGACAAGTTCTGGCTCAGATTTTGCAGCTTGATGAAGTCACTGTTCTGGAAAGCACATACAATGTTGCTGAACCTGGACAGCCGGATGATATGCAGTTTATTTGTGACAGCAAGGGCGCTCTTCTTTGCTACGCAACTCCGACACCGGCGATTGATGAGCCATCCGCAGGATATATCTTCACATGGGATATGCTTGGTAATGGTAACTGGATGGCAACAGATCAGTTTGAAGGAGAAGGCGGTACGCATACTGAGTTCATCGAAGGTTTGATGTCTACGGATATGAGAAAGACTGCTGATGATCTGGCTTGCTACATGAAGAATTGTGTGTAGGAGGTGCGATATGAGCGAGTTTGTTTGTAAAAAACCTATTACGCTGTCCGGAAGAAGTTTTACCTATGGGGAATTGATTCCGGATGGTTATGTCTTGCCGGAAAGGGCGCTGGCATTGCTCCGTAGCAATTACATTGCTGCTATTGAGCCGGGAGCTTTGGCGGAAGATGTAGTAACGCCTATTTTGCCATTCCAGAGCGATAATGGGGAAACCCTTATAACAATCCCGATTATGGCAAAAGAAGGCATCCAGGAGGCAACCATGAGTTCTCAGAGCGTAATTACGGTGCTTACTATCTTGCAGGAGAACACAGAAGAAGCCACAAAGAAAATCTCAGAAATGGAAGAGATGGATGCCCTTATCCTTGTTCACGCAGTGGATTCCAGAAAAGGAATACAGAAAGCGGCTGAGGAGAGGGCAGCACAGCTCAAAAAGAACTTAGAGACGGAGGATTCTGAGAAGGGTGATGCCTGATGGAAAGAAAGTACACATACGAACCGGAGAAGATCAGTGAAAACAGCAAGGACAGAATGAGGTTTGAACTTGGCGATACGATGGTAGAGGGCGGAGCAGATACATCCGCCCTTGCCGATGCTGAGATTACGGCAGGGTCGTG